CATGTGCAGAAAGATATAACTTGAATACTAAGAAACAAGATACATTGAAAGAGTACTTCAAGAAAGGTCTTGGTGTAAATGAGATACCTGCTGATGAACTGTCAGAGTATTTGTCTGCTGACTTACATGCTACACAAGAGTTAAGTAATGAGATATACAAAAAGCTAAACTCTACTGAGTATGGTGGACTGATGACTACTGTAATCTTAACGAACAGAGTAGCAGTTACACTAGCTAGAATATATCAAAGAGGATTTACTGTAGATATTACTGCATTGGATAGTGTTAGAAAAGAGTTTGAACAGGAACGAAAAGACTTGAGAGTATCCTTGAATGAGCAAGTAAGCAAACTCATGGGAGATATACGTATCAATCTTAACAGTCCTGAGCAATTATCTTGGGTTATCTATAGTAGAAAGCCACACGATAAAGCTATGTGGGCAAATAACTTTGAGCCATACATGAGTGACTCAATGTTTCGTACAAATATTAAACAACACTCTAAAGTTCTTTATAAGCAACGTGCATCTACTTGCGTTGAATGTAATGGATGGGGAGAAATTAGAAAGGTAAAGAAAGATGGAACACCTTATGCCAACCCTACCAAATGTAAGAATTGTAATGGGGATGCTCATACTTTTACTGATATTGTGGACAGTGTGGCGGGATTAAAGTTTAATGCACCTAATCCTAAATGGATAAGTGCTAATGGGTTCTCAACTAGCAAGACACAACTAGAGTTACTAGAAGGTGTAGCAAGACAACGTGGCATGAAAGAAGCTGAGAAGTTCTTACATGATGTACGTAGATTGAGTGCAGTTGAGACATACTTATCATCATTCGTTGATGGTATTAATACATACCTAAAGCCTGATGGAAAGCTTCATGTGAGATTGTTACAACACAGAACTTCAACAGGTAGGTTTAGTGGTGCAGACCCTAACATGCAGAACATGCCACGTGGGGGTACATTTCCTGTGAAGAAAGTGTTTGTGTCACGTTGGAAAGATGGCAGGATACTTGAAGCTGACTTTGCACAGTTAGAGTTTAGAGTGTCAGCATATTTATCACAAGATGAGGTAGCTATAAATGAAGTCACTACTGGATTTGATGTTCACTCGTATACGTCTAAAGTTATTACAGATGCGGGTCAACCTACTTCTCGCCAAGATGCGAAGGCACACACGTTTGCACCTTTGTATGGAGCAACAGGATTTGGAAGAACTAAAGCAGAAGCTGAGTACTACTCCCACTTCACAGAGAAGTACAAAGGAATCAAGTCATGGCACTCCCGATTGGCTAAAGAAGCTGTAACTACAGGTATAATAAAGACACCATCAGGTAGAGAGTTTTCTTTTCCTGATGTGAAGAGAAGAAGGAATGGAAGTGTAACACACTTTACGCAGATAAAGAACTATCCTGTTCAGTCATTTGCTACTGCGGATATCGTTCCATTAATTCTTCTAAAGATAGATGACTTACTTAAGACTATACAAAGTTGTGTAGTTAATAGTGTGCATGATTCTATCGTAATTGACGTTCATCCTAATGAAGAAAGACAGGTACTAGATATCATAACACATGTCAATTCACAGATGAATAGTTTGATTGAAACTCACTTTGGTATAGAGTTTAATGTACCATTATTATTAGAAGCAAAAATAGGTAATAATTGGCTTGACACTAAAGATGTTAGCTGATATAACTATAAGACTTTAACAGAAAGAAAGGAAAATATATATGACAAATGAAGTAATAACAATTGATAAGGACAACTATTCAGCGATGGCTAAAGTCATGGGAATGGCAGGTGAAAGCACTTCTGAGAAGAAGCAAGTAAGTACCCTAGCAAGACTACGAATTAACCACACTCCTATCATGGGAGAAGAAGAGGTTAAGGGTAAGATGACTAAGATAGAAGTAGTTGAAGGTGGTACTTATAAACTTGAGATACCTGATGGAGATACTTACTTTGCTACGTCAGCTAAGATAAGACCATACATGCAGAGATTCATGTATAAAAGATTCGTCATGGGTACAGGAGATAAAGCTAATCGCTATATCAAAACTATTATGGGAGACAATCTCAACATAGACTTGAAAGATAACGATGGTGGATTTAACTGTGGCAAACCATCAGGTTGGATTAAAGACTTCAAGGCATTGCCTGAGAAGATGCAGGATTTAATCAGACAGATTAAAAGAGTACGTGCAGTCTTTGGTACGATTGAGTTAGTTAATCCAACAGATAGTGCAGGTAATCCTGTAGAAGTAGACTCACTACCTTTCATATGGGAAGTAGAGAATAGAGATGCTTTTAAATCTGTAGGTGATATCTTTACTCAGCTTGCTAAGATGAAGAGACTGCCTGTACAACACATCGTTACAGCAAATACAGAAGAGAGAAAGTTACCTAATGGTAATAGCTTCTATCTACCTGTCACATCTCTTGATGTTACATCTGTGTTAGACTTAACTGATGCAGAACAGACAAGGTTCGCTGACTTCGTAGCTTGGGTGCAGAATTACAATGAGTATATAATAAATGCTTGGAGTGAAAATGCAAACAGGGATATGAAGGATGAAGACATGAGTACAGTCGAAGACTTTGTAGACATTGATGCAGAAGAAGTAGCATAATGAACCATCCTGCTGAACTCGCAGTACATCAGTATATGTCTGATGCTGTCAATGGTAAGTCTGCTATGTCTGAAGAAGTAATTCAACAGGTAGGCAATGACGTTATGGATGCCCTGCGAAAGCAGTTTGGTGGGGATAACAAGAGGGGTGACTTTCGTTTACGTATGTCTAACTTAGGTAGACCTACTTGTCAACTGTGGTTTGAAAAGAATAAACCTGAAGTTGCTTCAGCTAAACCAACTAACTTTATGATGAACATGATGTTAGGAGATATAGTGGAAGCAGTCTTCAAAGGTATACTTAAAAGTGCAGGTGTCAAGTATGAAGAACCTGAGACTGTATCACTCGATGTAGATGGTACAAGTATATCAGGCACGTATGACTTAGTTATTGATGGTGCAGTTGATGATGTGAAATCAGCGTCAGGTTGGTCATATGATAACAAGTTTGTTTCATTTGAAACACTAAGCGAGGGTGACCCCTTTGGTTATGTTAGTCAGTTAGTTGGCTATGCAAAAGCTGCCAAGAAAAAGATTGGTGGTTGGTGGGTAGTCAACAAAGCTAATGGTGCATTTAAATATGTATCAGCACAAAACGCTGATGCAGATTCTGAGATGAAGAAGATAAGAGCAACAGTGGAGACTGTTAAACATAATAAGTTTGCACGTTGCTTTGAACCTGTAGAAGAAACATTTAGGGGTAAACCTACAGGCAACAAGATACTAGGTACTAGTTGTAGTTTCTGTAGCTATAAGTATTCTTGTTGGGAGAACTTGAAGGAGCTACCTTCAGTAATGTCTAAGGCACAATTCCCTAAGATGGTGTCTTACGTTGAACTAAGAAAGGAGTATAATAAAGATGAGCAAATCAGTTGAAGAACTTAAATCTGAGATAGATGAAATGGAAAAGCAATTAGCTGAAGCCAAGAAAGCATATCGTGAAATGCGTACAGCAGGTTTGCGTGATGCCATCGAAGCTAAGAAGTTAGCTGATGAAGCAGTAAAGGAAGAACTTAAAAGTTTAGGTTATTCTAATACATATTCATATAACAATCCATTTATATCTTGGCGAACCTTTTAATGTCACCTCATAAGGTTCGTAGAGAAGCTATAAAGTACGGGTATAGGAGTGGGTTAGAACATGCCCTCTCCTTATACTTAAATGAACATAAACACAAGTATGATTATGAGACTATTAAGATAGAGTGGGAAGACCTAACGTATCGCACCTATACCCCTGACTTTATATTAAACAATGGCATTATAATAGAAACAAAAGGCAGATTTTTAGCAGCAGATAGAAAGAAACATTTATGTATAAAGAAACAACATCCAAAACTTGACATACGATTTGTATTCACAAACAGCAGAAGTAAACTAAGCAAGGGTGCTAAGTCCACATATGCACAATGGTGTATGAAACATGGCTTTAGATATTATGATAGGATTATTCCTGAAGAATGGTTAAAAGAAAAGGGAAAGAATAAGCACCCTACCTTCATAAAGTTTAAGGGTACAAAAATAAAAAGGAGATAAAGCATGGATGAGAAACGTAAAAAGAGAAAGAGGTTAAGGGCAAGTTTAGTAAAACGAGATTTTGTTATACGAGTTAGACCTAGCCTTAATAGAAAGCATCAGTGGACTGGTGCTGTTGATATAGGTATAGTAACAGACCCTGATAATAAAATGAATGATGATGACTACTATCAAGTATTACATTTATGTAAGATGATGTGTGCCATCGTACCCTTAACAGAAGAAGACTGTGATTTACGTGATGACATAAATGATTTTATTGAAAAGGTTGTTGACAAAGACTACCATGATATGATAAAACAAAAGAACAAACCAAAAGCTAACATAGTAGGTGTCGATGATAATGTTATACACATAACTATTGATTCAGATACTAAAGGCAACGCATAATGGAAAGGCATGTAGATTATATGATTAGAAAATTAAAAGAAGTAGAACACAAAGAACAGGACATGGTTAATAGTCCTATCCATTATAACAAAGCAGGTATTGAAACCATTGATGCCTTAGAAGCTATGTTAGTGGATGGGTTTGATTATTATTTACAAGGTAACATAGTTAAGTACCTATGGAGATTTAGATATAAGAATGGTGTGGAAGACTTAAGGAAAGCACAATGGTATCTGAATAAACTTATTGAGGTCTACGATGATAAGAGTTAAAATATTTCTTACACTAGAGGTAGACCCTGAAGAGTACCCTATACCTGCTGATGAGAATGTAGGCATAGAAATAGAAGAAGGCATACAAGAATACTTCTATGATGTAGAAGGAATTAAGATTAAGAACATAAAAACAATAACGGAGTAATGAACATGATACAAAACTATTTACCAACAGATTACCAAAACTTTATAGCACTCTCTCGCTATGCAAGGTGGAAGGATGATGAACAGAGAAGAGAGAATTGGGGAGAGACTGTAGACAGATACTTTGATTACATGTCCGACCATCTTAAGAAGAACTATTCTTATACTATAACTAAAGCCCTGAAAGATAAGC